GTTTAGTCAAATAGTAAGCAAGTCTAGAATTTAGATACTGTAAGTTTTGCTCAATAATACGTTTACGTATAAAGCTATCTTTGTTTGTTAATAGTTTGTACAGGAAGTCTTGGTGTTCTTTTAATTCTACTAGAGAATTCATTGTATCCCAACTAACTTCTTGTAGAGCAGTTTCTTTCAAGCTATCAATTTGTTCTTGATAAGTGTCTATTTCTTTTTGTTTATTTTTATGCTCTGTACGTAAACTTTCAACTTGATTATGATGTTCGTATGCTTCTTGCTCTGTATTATACAATGTACTTGGTAATTGACCTAGTTCGCCTATTTCAGTAATCACTTCTATGTGTTCTTGTTCTTGTGTACCATTAGTTAAAATTTGCATACGTGCATCAGCTAGTTGATCTTCTTTATTACGTAACAACTCTTCATGACTGTTGTCATGTATTTCTTGTCCACATGCATGACACTTATGATCATGTAGTAGTACTATCTCTTTTTCTAACTTAATTATAAGTTTATCTAGTTTTGTATTATCAGCTTGGATTCTAGAAATCCATCGGTTAGCTTCATCTAATCGACTTTTATTGGCTAGATAATCTGCTAGTAATTTATGATTAGCTAGTTCTTGTTCAATATCAATTTTTTGTAGTACGTTTATCGCAATTTCTAGTTCTTGCAGTGTTTCTTGTTTTTTTGAGTTCCATAGACGTTGTCTACGTTCAAGGTCACTGATACTTTTTTCAATTGTTTGATTTGCATCTTCAACTGCTTTAATACGATAATCTTCTTCTTTGATTGCATCTTTTGTATATCTTTGCTGTTCTTTAAGAGCTTCTGCTTTTTCACTTAGCATTGTAATGCCTAGCAGTTGCTCGATAATTGCTCGCTGATCGTTAGCTCGCATACTAAGGAAAGGCTCTGTGTATGTATTTAACGCCACAACATGTTTAAACATATCGTGTGACATTCCAAATAGTTTTTCGACTACTGTTTGTGTTTGACGATTCTCACCTTGAGCTTCGTTTCCTTCTTCTGTATCGACATTGTCTACAAAGAACTTAAAAATATTAGACTTACGTCCACGTTCAATACGATACTGTACGCCATCTTTTTCAAAGTTCAGTGTAACTAACATACCTTTACCGTTTGTTTTATTAATAAGGTTGTCTTTACGTATATTAGTTAGTGCATTTCCATACATTGCATAAGATAATGCATTAATTATTGTAGTTTTGCCAGTACCGTTACGGCTACCATCGCCGCCTAAGTCAACATTGTTTCCTAGTACAAGTGTAAGTCCGTTGTCGTTAAAACGTACAGCCTGGGTAACATTACCCACACTCATGAAGTTTTTAATTGTAATCTCTTTGATGATAATCATAGGTTGTTATATATATCCACTAGTAATTTTTTGTCAATCATTTCACTGTCTACAGCGTTTAAGCTATTATACACTATCTGGTCTACATTTTCAACTTCTAAATCATCTACTTGTCTCCAGTCTTGTGCATGTTCTTCTTTTTTGCTAGGCATTAGTGTAATGTCTCGCAATTGATACTGATTCGCAAATGTTTCTTTAATAAAACTTGCTTCTTCATATGAAATGTTTACGTCAAGTACAGCACGACAATATGTTTTACTGTTTAGAATAACATCAGGTTCATCTATTAGTCTGCTTAACGGAGTTGTTCTGTAACGTGGCCCATCGTAGTCTATATACTCTGGCTTACCACCCCACGAAAGTTTCATCATACCACGATCGTCATCCCAAGCATCAGCATAGTTATGCGGAAAAGGAGATCCTAAGTAATGAATATTACCTTTATGCTGACGCTTGTGGAAATGACCGCTAAACACATATTCAGGGGCAGACAAATGCTCTGTGTTTAGTCCTCCGTGATCGGGCATTTCTACCATAGCATTCATTTTAAAATGCGGAAGTTCAAAGTGCCCGAACATATAACGACATTTAATTTTATGAATGGATTTCCATTCGTTGCCAACTAGCCAAGGCACAAGTGCAATGTCGTCTTTTATTAATGTATCTTCTACTAGAGTTACATTATCAAATAATCCAGCGTAAGGCAAACTATTAAGGTCTCGCTTTTCTCGATAGTATAAGTCATGGTTGCCCATAATCATATACACATGTTCAAAGTTTTCACTTAGTTTGCGAACGTTATTAACGCTGTAATTTAGTGTGCTTACGTTTACGCCGGCACGATGATGGTGCCAGTCGCCTAAAAATATACAAGTTTCACAGTCTTTGCTGTTTTGTATAAACCAATCAACAAAATCTTCACAATCTTTATTGTGTTGATGACTGTTGTTTTTGTTACCAAAGTGAATGTCAGTGAAACAGGCTGCTTGATTAAAAAATGTCATACTTACAGAATACTACCTAAGTTATTAAATGTCAATCAGAAGTTTGAGCCAGCGGCTTCTTTACGTTCTTTTTCCATTTTTTCATCATACTTTGCTTTTTCTTTTGCTTCATGATCTAACTGTCTACTGAATGATGGCATTTGACCTGCTTCTTGTAGTAAATCATCTCTAATGTTTTGGTTGCGTTTTTCTAAATTTAACACTCTAGTAAAGCTATTAGTTACTGCGGCTGTATAATATGCAAATGGATTTTGGCTTTTTAGCTCATTGAACTGTAGACCAATTTGCGATAACTGTAGTAGTGCATGACTACGCATTTCATCTACATAAGTGTATCCACGCCAGTTGCTACGCATACTATAACGTTCACATAGTTTGATATACATTTTTGCTAGTTCGTTGCTAATATTACCGTGTTGTGTATTAAACTTTCCGTTGTCTAAACCACCTTCCCAGTGACTTCTACACACTTCATTGATCTTGTTGTCAATTTGAGTATAGTGTTTAAATGGTGGGAAGTTACATTTAGAATGATGATCTGCTACAGTCTTAGGTTTACTTTTTCTGCCTGGTTCTAACGGTACATGATCAAATGTCATTAATCTAAACACTAGTGAGTTTGGATCAATCTCATCAGCTTCGACTCTAGAGTCAGCTTGCTTAGGTTTGTCTTTTGCACGCCTTGGACCTGCATACCATTTGTTGTATGCTGCTTCATATCCTTCTGCACTTAGTTGATGTGCTCTGTTTTCTCTGGCTTGTTGAATGATTTCTGGTTTAGAAATTTCATCATAGTCTTCTACAATAATGTCAAATCTTCCATGATCTTCTTCTATTAGATAGCAAAATGATAGCTTACTCTTGTGTATCTCTTTTAGCATATCTTTATTATTAAGATAATTTTGTCTTTTCATTAACTTTTCCTTAAATTACTGTTAATATAGCATCTATTGTGTGTTGTGTCAACCGAGATGTTATAGTAGCACTTAATCAAACAATAAATAGTAGCATAGGAGAACGATAATGAGATATTCGCAACTCACTGAAGCTGTAGCAAATGATATCGCCGTATTTTATGGTGGCAGATTTCAACCTATGCATAGTGGCCATTACCAAGTTTATATGGATCTTGTTCGTAAGTTTGGTTCCGGTAACGTATTTATCGCTACTACAATAGCAAAGAATGCACAGCCAGAAAAGGATCCGTTTAGTTACGAAGAAAAAACAGGTATTATGACAGACATGTTTAATATACCAGCTGATAAGATTATACGTACTAGTCCGTATCAGCCTGACGTTAGTGCAACTGGTAAAGATCCAAACAATACTGCGGTACTGTTAGTATTCAGTGAAAAAGATGCTGGACGTTTAAAAACAGGTGGCTACTTACGTATGTATAAAGACGGTGAACAATTAACATCAAGTGATGAGGCAGGATATATTTACACTGTACCTGTCAAGGATGATGGGCGTAGTGCTACTACGTTTAGAAATATAATGCGTATGGATGGCATTGAAGAAGAAAAAAGAAAACAAGCATTTAAAGATTTCTTCGGAGCGTTTAATCCTAAAGTGTATGAGTTTGTGAAAGGTAAATTAAATGGCAATATCGAGTGAAAATAGAACCAAGTTACAAATAACTGCTCCACAATATTTCCAAGGCCCGGCTGCTGCACTGAGAAGCACAGGAGGTATAATATTTCCTAATCAACCAGATGTTGTTTATAGTCAGAGTGCAAACTATAGTCCATATAGTTTAACACATACCAACTATACAAGCCACGCCTATTCTGGAACACCAAGTCCAAGCATTCAGATAACGGCTCAGTTTACTCATTCAACACAAGAAGAGCACTTGTATACACAAGGTGTTATACACTTTTTAAGAAGTGTTACCAAAATGTATTATGGCATCAATGATATCGGAGGTGCCGGAGGCGCAGAAGCAGGCACTCCGCCTCCTGTGCTAAGATTTAGCGCATATGGAAAAACTATGTTCGAAGCTGTACCTGTACTAGTCGGAACATTCAGTTTACCTATGCAAACAGATACTGACTTAATAGAAGTAAACGGAGTAGCACTTCCTGCCGTTATGACAGTTGCATTAGACTTAATGGTACAACAAAGTCCTGACAGACAAAAACTTAGATTTAGCAAATCATCATTTTTATCAGGTCAAGCATACGGAGATGGATTTATTTAATGGCAAGATACGGACTTAACAGCAACTATGTAAGCACTAAAACAAATAGGAAATATCTAGAAAACTATTCTCCTGTACTAACTAGTGAAAATTTGAGTGACGAAACAAGACTAGTTGCTATCAGCAATAAGTACAACAGACGTCCAGACTTAATGGCAAATGATCTATTAGGCTCTAGTAAACTATGGTGGGTACTAGTACATTATAATAGAGATAAACTCAAAGATCCGATCAATGACTTTGTAGCTGGTCTTGATATTGTTGTGCCAAAGCGTTATAGATCACCAGGGAACAATTAATGAAAGGTTTAGAATCCTTATATCAAGAAAACATACTAAACCAGTATGAAAGTTACACTTATCGCTGGGCAGTGCACATGTGTCATCCGATGGAAGCACATGAATTTGATAATCTATTAGATATGAATAGAGTCATTACACTTGCCGAATCAGGTGTTGAAAATGAAATTAGTATTGAAAATGTAACACAAGACTTAGTGCTTACATTTGCACAACAAAACAGAAATAGTGTTGCTAACCAATTTACTTTTAACTTCCTCGAAACCAGCGGCGCTACATTTTTTACTAGAATATACACAGCAGCAAAGCAATTAGGAATTGAAAACCATCTACAGGCATGCTATCTTTTAGAACTTAAATTTACAGGTTGGACCGAAAGCGGACAAGCTGTTCCTATTATTATTGGCCCATACTATTATATGACTACACTCACAGGATTAACTATGGACCATGCTGATGGTGCAAGCAAATATGCAGGATCGTTTATTGAAACAATGACAGATGCGTATTCCAGACTTGAGTTTCACTTAACTGCTGATATTGTAGTCGAAGCATCTACTTACGGACAATTCTTAACAGAATTTCAAACAAGAGTACAAGAACAATCAGATGAACAAGCTAAAAATGGAATCGGGCGAGTATTGCCAACTATATACGAATTCAAGACTGATGTAAGTGAATGGCTTGAATACGAATTTGATGCCGTAACCGGATCTAGATTACAGCAATATAGTGGTATCAGTGTAAGTGGTGCTGGAACACTACGTTTTGCATTTCCGGCTGGTACTGCAATAACATCTGCAACGAGTCTAGCACTTTATCAAACTAGAAATTTTAAAAAATTACTTACTGACGCTGGATTTGCAAAAGAAGATCCAGACGATGGCGAAGCTGACGCAACACAACTTGCAGATATAGTTAAGTGGGTAAAATACAATACGCAAGTCGAATATATAGCTTATGACTTTGTATTAAAACACTATCAAAAGAAAATAACATATACTAGTGGTGCATACTTAACACCTGAAGTTGTGCATGATCCTAATAGCTACACTAAATTAGTAAGATCCTCAGCTTTGCAATCTAAGCGTCTGCAAAATATATTTGACAAAGGATTACTGAGAAAGAGATTTGATTATATACATACAGGTCTTAACACAGAAGTTACAGATTTAGACATACAACTTAATAATGTATACTATCAAATTCAAGCAATAAACAGCGGCGCTTTACAACATAGAGAAAATTCATTCAACAGTAGTGCATCTGACGCTCAATTTGAAATTGCACAACTACGTGGAGACAGAAATAGTTTAAGAAGCAGAATAAGTTCTATGCGAAGTAATATGGATTCTAACCAAGCCAAAATTGAAGAGCTGGGTAGTAAAATTACTGGGCCTGACTCTGCTATTCGTTTAGGTGATGATATAAAAGCATTAGAAGCAGAAAATAACGAACTTTCACTTCAAATTAGAGAACTAGCACCTCAGCGAACTTTTGCAGAACAAGTATACGATCAGAGATATAATGAGTTTAATCAAGAGCAAAAAGGTAACACAGATAATAGACTTGATTTGCCATCACTAGCACAGCGTTACATAACACAATCCGATTTGTATAGTGAAAAAGACTTAACAGATCTATTGCCGCTAAACTTTAGATATGCACCAGTAGATAGTTTGCCTACTATGGGTCCAGACAAAGGACAAGATGATGTTGGCACAGTTATGTTAGGTGCAGTAGAAATGAATTTGAATAGTTTAGCTGACTTAGTAGAACAAACACTACATATCAGAGGTGATCCTTATTGGCTAGGTAGACCTAGAGGAAACTATAACAATAACACACAAGCAGACTACGATAGAGGTGGCTTACAGTATTTCCTAAATTTAAATTTCCCTACGTATCCAGATGAACAAACAGGCTTAATGTCAGCAAAGCAAAATTTTGCTGTTACAGGTGTATATCGAGTGTATCAATTACAAGCTAATTATGCCAACGGATCATTTACAATGATGTTGTCATCATTTAGAGATATGAATACAAATGTAAACACATTATACGAAGAATTACTATTTGGTAATGTATTTGATAGAGCAACCAGAGGCACAAATAATGTAACTACAGGCGTTAACGAAACTGAAAATGACGGCACAGATAATTCAGATGCAGTACCTCCTAATATTCCTGATACTGGTGCAGTAGAAAATGCAAACGGAGTTGATAATGCAGGAGGTCATACAAACTTAGATAGTCGAACAGATTCAAACTTGAGACAACTCTTAATAGATTCTGCAAATGCAACAGGTGTTACAATTGATGGCACAAGTGGACTACGTCCAGGATCTAGTAGTGGCAGACATCATGGAGATGCACATGACATTGCACTTTATAGTGGCGGTCGTAGACTAAGTGTTGGGAATCCTGCTGATAGAGCTATTATTCAATCATTCTCACAACAATTCCATGATAGAGCTACTGCACAAGGATACACACCAAGTATTGGTTGGGCAAATCACGGATATCCTACGAATAAATGGTACATGAGTGGCAATACTGGACACTTTGATATTGCAGTAGGAAAAAGCATCGGTGCTAATAGAGGCACATTTTGGGGAGGAAGCGGCGAAACACGAGATATTCCTGCACCCACATGGCTTAGAAATATGATGACGTAAGGTAATAAAATGGCAGATAGATTTACAGGAAAGAACTTACCGTCGATTGGAATACCCGACATACATCGAAAAGGTCCAAAAGATGAACACAACACGCTTATGGGTGTGTATCTTGCTAAAGTGGTTGATAATGTAGATATTGATTATCAAGGATCTATTACAGTAGAACTTGTAGGACATCAAACCATTGGAGAAAGAAATACAGCACAAGACAGATCTAAGTATCACAAAATTAGATCATTATCAAAGTTTGGCGGATCTATACAAAGACCTGACTTTACTTTAGCTTATGGAGAGTCATCACCGCCTCCTTCACGTGGCACAGAAGTACTAGTAGCATTTACAGGCAGCGAACAAGAAGGATATTTGCTAGGTGTATTAGGGGATAGCAATAGAAATTCTATGCTTCCTGGTATTCCTGCTAGTGAAACAGATAACGGAGTAGAACCTACATTTGATGTGACTCCTTTCGAAGAACAAAAAGGTAATAAACGACCCAGACATCCGATAGTTTTACCTATTGCTGAACAAGGACTTGGTTTAGATCCTATCAGAGGTATAAGCAGTAGTGGTGCTAGACGAGAAAGTCCTAGTAGGGTAGCTGGTATGCTTACACCAAACGGACATAGTCTTGTAATGGACGACGGTACTAAAGAGTTTGAAGAAGGAGAATGTGTCACACCTGATAAAAATAGAGCAGGCGGCGATAATAACTTAATAAGAATTCGTAGTGCTGGAGGAGGTCAATTTTTAATCAACGATACTGCTGGAATTGTTTATGTTATAAATCAAAACGGTACTAGCTGGGTTCAGCTTGATGAAAACGGAAATATGGATGTTTATGCAAAGGGCAGTGTAAGTTACCATGCAGAAGAAGACTTTAATTTTTATGCAGGCGGCGATATTAACATGGATGCAGATTCTTTTAATATAAAAGCTCGTGGTGCAGCAGGAATACAAGCAGAAACAGTTGACGGTCCTATGCAGTTTAAATCAAACAAAGATATAAGATTAACAACAGATCTTAATATGCACTTAAAGTCTGAAGGATTTAGTAGAACAACTGCTAAACTAATTGATCTAAATGGGCCAAAAGCATTTGGTGCTGTAGGACCAACAAGCGGCAGCTTAACATCAAACACATCTATTAAAGAAAGTGTTAATCCTAGAGTTCCAGAACATGAACCTTGGGGCGGGCATTTAGAAAATACTAATGCAGTTGCATCTCAAGCACCAAGTAAAATAAACAGAACAGCAAAAGATATAGACATATCTAATATCCAATCATCGTCTGGGAAAGTAGGCCCACAATGACAAATTTAATAAATGTATCTACTTATTTTCAAACTGTTTGGTCCGACTTTATTGTTAAAGATCAAACTTCATTTGATACAATGCTAAATGTTAGAACTATAAGTGCAACAGATACTCTCATTGATGTAGCACTTGGGTTTAATTCGTGGAATGCATACAATCTTAAAGGATATGGAAAAGGCAACGTTACTACGTCTGTAACAGAACAACAAGCATTCGATGCTTGGCAAGATGATTTTCAGAAAAAACAAACACAGTTTAATCAAAAGTTGAGAAGATCAGAGATATTTTTGTTGCCGCAATGTGTATATGATGGATTATTATTTCATAGCTATGTAACTAATAACTTTTTAGAAGTTTATGCAACTGAAGGTATATACGATCTATTGTTGCCGATTCGTAACAAAGATTGGGATACATTAGCAAGTATGATTATGAGAAGTACAATTGAAAAACAAAAATGTGTTCGTGCAGCCACAATACTACGTTTAGCAGATTATGGAAAAACTAAGAATCGAAAAAGACTAAGAACAGAAGGTCTTTATAACATTCGATCTCGAGCTGAACTAGGAGCTATTGTTGGAGAAGAGTTGAAACGTGCAAGATTTGCTTATTATGCAGAAACTTTAAAGTTTTTACCTAATATTCCAGATAGTACTAAACGTGACATAGCAAAGGAATATAATAGTACTATACTTTCTAAGCAATACATTTATAGCAACTCTACTAACTTTACTTTAGTAAGTAGTCCAAGTATGGATCCTGTTGAAAAATTATTAGTTAAAGTTAACGGAGATATAATACAGCACTTTTACGATTACACAATAGATGGTAATGTTTTAACTATTACTAAATCTCTCAATCAAAACGACATCATTGATACCAGTATTACTATTTGATTAACTTAGCATAGAATTATACGATAAATATTAGTATGGCAACATACATTGGATATAGTACTGTAAATTCTACTAACGGAAACAGAGTTCTTGTTGATAAGGACTTGGCTGTTCGTGACCTTTTGAATCATTTTTATACACGTAAAGGTGAAAGAGTTATGAACCCAGAATTCGGATGTAGTATATGGGATATACTATTTGATCCTTTAGACCCAATTACTGAAGGTATAGTTAAAAAAGATGTAATACGCATTATCGAAAGTGATCCAAGATGGATATTTCAAGACTTGCGTTTAGAAAAACCAAATGATCATACACTAAACGTTAGAGTACAACTTTTATATGATGACACAGGAACAGCTGAAGAATTGTTTCTAAATTTTATAGGTGAAGAATAATGGCACAAGGCGCAAGACAGAGTAGCTTGTTTGCAGCAGAAGATTTCAGCGTAGTATACGAAAGTTTTGCACAAGCAGATTTTAAGGCATATGATTTTGATACTATACGTAACAGTATGGTAGAATACATTAACGCTAACTATCCGGAAAACTTTAATGACTGGATTAGTTCAAGTGAATTTGTAAGTTTAATGGAACTTATGGCTTTCTTAGGTCATAACTTAGCATTTCGAAATGATCTTAATACAAGAGAGAACTTTTTAAGTACAGCAGAACGCAGAGAAAGCGCCTTACGCATTGCTGAATTTTTAAACTATACACCTACTAGGAATATCGTTGCCAGTGGATATTTAAAGATAGACAGCGTTGTTACAAATCAAAACATTTATGATGTAGACGGCACAAGTCTTGCAAATGTTGAAGTACAGTTTGAAGATGTAACAGATCCTAACACTTACCAAAACTTTTTAACAATTATGAATAACATCTTTCAAAGTAGTAGTCAATTCGGTTCACCGTTTGCACGTTTTTCAAGTAATAATGTAAAGAATGAAGTATACAGAACTAATAGTACAAGCACAGATGTTACACTACCATTTAATGGAATACTTAGTGGACAACGTGCGGCGTTTACGGCGCATAGTGTTTACTATAATCAAACACTTAATCGAATTGAAGAAAAAACTCCTAATCCTTATGGTGTATTTGATATACTATACAAAGATGATAATGCAGGATTTAGTAGTCCAAACACAGGATTCTTTTTAGGTTTTAAACAAGGATCGTTGCAGTACAAAGACTTTGATATCGACAAGGGTATTGCAAACTTAGTACTAGATATTAACGAATCAAATGTAACCAATGGAAATATGTGGGTACAGTCAATTGACGAAGTTGGTCAAGTACAAAAAAATTGGACTAGAGTAGATAAACTATTTGGACTAAATTCAGCATTTAACAGTATTAATAATAATGTACGTGACATATACACTGTATCAAGTCGTGAAGACGATCAGGTTAGTGTTGTGTTCAGCGATGGCAACTTCGGAAATATTCCACGTGGAATTATTCGTGTATGGTATCGCACAGGACTTAATAATAGTTACAGTTTGATTCCAGATAACTTTGGATCATCACGTTTTTCAATTAATTATATTGCTAATGATGGCAATAGTTATCGTGCACAGTTTACAGCAAGTCTTAAAGAAACTGTTAACAATGCAAGTGCAAGAGAAAGTATTGACAGTATTAAAGCAAATGCAAGTCGTTTCTTTGGTACACAAGATCGTATGGTAACTAGTGATGATTATAGTTTATTTCCTGTAACAGTAAGCGAAAACATTCGCAAAATTAAAAGTATCAACCGTGTGCACAGTGGACACAGTCGTTTTAGAGACTTTCATGATCCAACTGCAACTTACAGTGATGCAACACAATTTTTATCCGACGGATATCTTTACAAAGATGAAATTACAGCAAGACAACTTGTGTCGTTGCCAACTAGTTTAAACAGTGAACAGATATTCCAGCGTTACATTAATCCTATTCTAAATAATCCTGAAGTTAAGAATTTTTACTATGACAGACATTGGTATGGTGTTGAAAGTTCATTCAATGGTAACTTACATTATAGTGATACAACTGCTAGTATAAATTATAACAATGCTGATGGAAGTGACTTGAATGTATATCGCTGGAATCAAGTAAGCAAAAGTAATAATAGTTGTACAGGTTATCTTACATACAACAGTGTTGTACAAAGATTAGGTGAAACAGCACCTTTCCCACTAAGAAAATTAGAAACAAACGGACTTATAGAATTCATTACAACGCCTTGGACAAACGGATATATTAAAACTATCGAAGTTGTAACTAGCGGTAGTGGATATACTAGTGCACCAACTGCAACTATTACAGGTGCTGGATCAGGTGCAACAGCTACAGCTAATATTGCAGCAGGAGAAGTTGTAAGTATTACCATTAACACACAAGGTTTAAACTATAACCAAGCAACTAATATTACACTTTCCGGAGGCGGAGGCACTGGTGCTAGTGCTAAAGTATTTGTTGCTAGTGCAGATACAGAATGGGTTAGAGTTACAGGTTTAAACAAAACTGGACTTGGTGAAGACAACAGTGTCGGAACACCGTCGGGTTTAGATATTACAGGCAGAGGTGCAGTTGTATTAAGTAAGCCTATTCCAAGTAGTGCTCGTATTAAACGCATTGTTCCAAGTTGGGAACCTGCATTAGAAACAAATATTAAGACAGATGTAATAAGTGAACTAACCAACAATAATAGTTTTGGATTACGTTATGATGCAAGTTCACAAACATGGAAAATTGTTACTGGTAGTGATTTATCAAATAACAATATTACAAGTAATAGTGTAGCTAACTGGAGTCGTTTAAAAGAAGGCGACACTAGTAGCACTGGATTAGACAATAGTTGGATTATAAGATTAAACTATACAGGAACACATTGGGAGATCTTAACTAGAAAGACTCGTTATGTATTTGGTAGTGAAAAGCAGATAAGATTCAATAACTTAAACTTTACTGAAACATTTAGTAGTGAAACATTAAAACCAAGTCTAGATAATATTACCATACTTGGTATTAACAAAAAAAGTAGTATAGACAGTACACCACTAAACACAAATTATAAGTTTAATGCGTTTGGATATTTCACATACACAGATGGATATACGGATCCACATAAGATTAGATTAACACTAGCAGATCCTAATAATGACGGCTTCCCAGACAACCCAGCATCATTTGACGAAATTATACAAAATGAGACAATTAAATTGGGAACTGTTAATGAACACGGATATGATTATGCAGTATATGATGAGAACGGATCATCAGTAGTAAACGGCAGAGCAGTACTTGATTCAAAATTTACTAGAGTAGCAGACTTAAATCAGCTAATAGATCCTGCGCAAACAAACATCATTGATACATTTGTATTGTTAAAAAGTTATGAGCAAGACTTTAGAAGATGGGCAACATTTGACGGACGAAGTTACACGAAACCAAATCCACCCACAGTTAATATGCTAACAAATATGTTTACTTCTCTTGAAGCTAAGAAGTCCATAAGTGATCAAGTAATTTATAGACCAGTTAAGTATAAATTACTGTTCGGAGATTTAGCTAATAGTGAGCTACAAGCAAACTTTGTTATTACAAAAACTACAAATGCATCACTGAGTGATACAGAAATTAAACAGCAGACTATTAAGTTAATTCAAAGTTACTTCAATATTGATAATTGGGATTTTGGAGAAACGTTTTACTTTACAGAACTTGCAGCCTTTATACATAATAATATGATAGGTCAAGTCTCGCAAGTAACACTAAATCCTATTAGTGAAACTACAAGTGAAATTGGATTATTTGAGATACCTGCTAACAGTGATGAAATGTTTATGCCTGTAATTAGTACAAGTAATATTGTTGTCAATGACAATGTTCTGCTTAATCCAACAAGTATAGCAGCAAATACCGGAGCAAACATATAATGAAAGACTATAGTGCAAAACCAATAGTGGCACCACTAATAACTAAACCTGGCGAAAGTTCAGAATATGTAGGCACACGAAATGTAACAGATTTACTTCCTAATATATTTCAAACATCAGTAAACAAAAAGTTTTTAGATAGTACACTTGAACAACTAATGTCAACAGGTAGCTTACAATCTATTAACACACATATTGGTGAATATAAGCTGTCAGGTTCAGTAACTGATCCACATGATGATAGTATTGAGTTTAACCCAGGTGCTGTTAATCGTACATCTGATAATAACATTTCAAATGTACTAAGTTATGCAGATTTACTTAATGCACTACAGTACAACGAAACAGATTTAGATGGTAAAACACACCAACTCAATGAAGAAGGTTATACATTAGATATACCGATTAACTATGATATGTTTATTAACTATCATAACTACTTCTTTATGGTTGATCAAATGCCAGTAGTTGATGTTATTTCAACTCCTACAAACCCAATTACAATTGATACTATTCCTGGAAATTTATCTTATACTACACCAGAACTTTCTAATAGTAAAACACTACAACTTAGAAATGGTATGAGAATAAGATTTAGTCCATATGAAATAACCAAAGTGCATCAAACCACACCTGGTGTAAAAGGATTTAACACAAATGCAGTAGGTGCTACTACTGTTAAAGTATATGTAAACAACTTAATAGTAGATCCTGCTGATTACAATCACGACAATGTTGCTGGTATTGTTATTTTAGCAACAGCACCTGCATTAAACCAGGAAGTAGAAATACATAGTTTTTACACATCGGGAACTAACTATGCAGTAGATGATGTGTTTATTGTTGATGGAGTTGGCGATACTACAGGTATTAAATTTATTAAACAATTTACAGCAAGCCTAGGTGTCGACGAATATGAAACACGTAATTGGTTAAACCAAACAACATACAGCGGCAGACAACCTAGTAGGTTTGATCCAGAAGGCGAAAGTTTTGACTATAGACCTTTTGATCAACGTGAACTTGTAATCATTGCACGTGAATATGTTGTAGAACAAAGATGGAGTCAAGATCAGAGCGCATGGGCACGTAGTAACCTATGGATGCATGAGCAAGTAATACATACAATTTGCGACTTCCTTGGATTAGCGGCTGTTGATTATATCAAAGAAGAATATAGAGCTATACGACCTATTATAGAATATCGTGCTAACATGCAAAAATATGATTTTGGTACAAGACATATTGCTAACGTTACTCATGTGTTTGATAATGTTAGCAATCCTGCAACAGAGATCGTAGGCAGTGTAAGTTGGGATCTTGCACAAAATACTATTACTGATAATTGGCAATCACAAAGCGGATACAACAAAGGTGCATTAGTAAAGTTTACACTTGGTGGTCAACCTTCGTACTGGAATTGTATACAAACACACGCAGGATCTAAAAACCCAAGCTATTTTGAAAACAGAGAATACTGGACAGAAGTTGTTCGTAAACCTCTTGCAAAAGGCGACACAATTTTGTTCTTAGAGTCTGATGCTAGTTACACTAATAAAATATTCCGTGTAGATGGTGTTGGCGCAAGCATTACATTAACAGAAGTACTTAATACTAGTAATTATGTAGCAGGAGACAAAATCTTAACTGTAATTGGCTACAATGAAATATTTGGTGAAACATATCCTAATAATATCTATAGCGGAAGTGAATGGTATTGGAATGGAAACAAATGGCGATATGGACAACAAAAAGATCACAGAAGTGAAGGCGCACTGTTTACATTATATGATATTAACCTAACTGAGCTAGATAGTAATACTGTATATCCAAACAGTACATTCCGTGGTGATAAAATATTTGATTATGCTAAGGGTTCGGGCGCAATAGATACAGCACTTGGCTTTGCACCTAAACGCACAGATTATGGAAATAATCCAGGATATATGTTTGACCTTGAATTAGGCGCAACACGTTATCAGTACAATGTTATTAGCGATAATGCAAACTATCAAGCTCAAACTGGTGCGAATACAGTTAATGAAATCAATGGGTACTACTACTATAAAAATATAGAGACTCTAAAATATCATAATGGCTGGAACTTTGTACGTAACGGACAATCTGTTCAACGACATATTAGACATGTTATTACAGATCCTTCAAAGTCATTGACATTTAACTTGGGAACAAGTGACATTAAACTAAAAGAGTCTAGATTTAAGATATTTAAAAAAGGTAGCGGGTTTAATGTACTCAGCACTACAGACAACCAAGTTCGTAGACTAACACCAATTGGAAAAGTAAATCCTGTATTATATATTAGAAAAGGCGTAAGTTATCAATTTACCAAGTATTTCAGTGAATCATTAGAGTTTGTTAATTTAGACGGCACAGCAAATTCTAACGTTAGTGTTGTTCTTACTGGTCCGACTTATACGGTAACTGTTGCACAAGCACAAACAGATCCGCTACTGTACAAACAAGTAGGAAGTTCTAAAGTGCAAGGTCTTTTAATGCCTATAGATGATTCGTTAAACGAAGATATGAAAATTTATAATAACGGTGTTCCAGTAACAACTTATTCACTAAGTGGAAAATTCATTACACTTAGTACAACTGCGGCAGTTGACAATGTAATTGATATCTACTATAGTACAGATGACAAAGTAATAGATGCAGATGGCAAAGAACTGGCTGCACCTACGCATGTTTATAATTCGCAAAACAGTTGGTTAGCGACTGCAAGTTTTGGCGATTTACAAGAACATATGCGTCAACAAATGACAGGTATGCCAAACTTTAGTGGCGACTTCTTTGGACAAAATAATTATAAAGAGATTCCGCATGTACATGAATATGGCGGCACAATTAGACAACAACCATTTAGTACTGAACTTATTAGTCAAACACTAATGGACACAGACACCAATCCATTTAGTAGTATTAAGTATGTATCAAAACAATATAAGCGTTTTAGAACACAGTTTTTACAAAAAGTAAGACAGTTACATAATACAATGGCAATAGAAAAAAGTACATATGAAATTGTAGATCAAGCTCTTAAAGATATTAACATTGGTAAAAATAATACCAATGCATTTGCTAATAGTGATATGGCAATGTATACAGATGCAGAAGTCGTTCGTTATAGATTTACTACTAGCGATAGTAAAGTATTTGACTTGCCTAAAACTATTAACACATACAATGATACAAAAAATCATATTCAAGTCTTTGTTAGAGATTACTATGTCACTGGCGGTACATGGTTCCCTATTCAAGAAGGAAAACAGTATACACTTACAAAAAATAAGATAACACTTAATATTAGTGAAATCAATCCAACTTATTCATCAGTTGATGGCGGAGTTGATTTACTTGTTCGCTGGTTCCCATTTAACAGTGTTAGTTTTGTTCCTCCGAGTTCAGCAAAACTAGGATTCGTAAAAACATATACTCCTGAATTAGTTAGTAATTTAGATATTGAATCCAATGGTGTTACTACATCTAGAGGCATTTTATGCCATGACGGTAGCATTTATTATAGACAAGGCACTGAACTGTATGACAGAGCAAGCTCTGGTTATAGTATAAGTGATGCGGCTATATGGGATTTAGAGCACAGGATTTTTAATAATTTAAGTACAGAATTAAACACAGTACAAGATTATAAAACTGTTATGCCTAATGCTCATCGAGATACTCCATATAGTTGGACAGACTTAACCAATGCATTGCAAAGTGGATTTAATAAATGGAAAACAAACTACGGCATTTTAAATCTTCAAGATGATGATTACTATGATCCAAATAATCCGTGGACTTGGAACTACAGTAGTGTAAGTGGCGGTATCGGCGGCTGGAGAGGACTATATACATATTGGTTTAATACTGATAGACCACACACACATCCATGGGAGATGTTGGGATACAATAAAAAACCATCATGGTGGGATACAAATTATAGTTGGACTAATATTACAAAACGTAATGCGCTAGTCGAAGCACTAAAATATGGACACTACAATGACCCAAGCGAAGCACAGAAACTTTATGATATTACATATGCATATAGTAATTATATATGGGACACAAACGACATTGTAACAACTTCCGGTGATCTCAATGACCCTACTGCAAGTAATCTTGTAGCGACTCCAACATCAGTTGATGCAGCAAAACCATTTGCGTTTGGAGACATTGGGCCTATTGAATATATTTGGAGAATTACCTCAGAGTACAAAACTTCTTTAGCAGAAGCGTTAATGAGATTACGTCCATTATGGATGACAAATACATTCTTCAGAAGTACGCAAAGACGTAAAACAAGTAATTCGAGCATTTCTACTATGCAGTATTATTTCAATGATACAAAATTATTAGGAAATAATACTAAGTTTGAATTTTCTTACACACGTTTTAATGACAGTATTGTTACAAGTGTTGATGTTGTATCAAGCGATAATACATTTACAAACAGTTCTGAATTTACAGTTTATGCAAACTTTGGCAATGGCGCAAATGTTTCTGCCGTAGTTGAAACTGGTAGTGTTGTAGCAATGAGTGTTGATAACCCTGGCGGCAACTATCAGAGTATTCCGACTATTACAAGTGACGATGGTAATGTAAGTTTACATGTAGAACTAGCAATAGATGGAATAAAATATTTCAATGGACTTAGTAATAGTATTGTAGAATACGCAAAAAATAATGGAACAATACCAAGTGATCTTAACACAAGATTTGAAAACTTAACATTTAATCCTTTGATACAAACACAAGGATTTATTAATCCATCTAATCAAGACTTTATTTTAACAAGTAGCCAAGGCAAAGGTAAAGTAATTATACCTGAAGAAAATAGAACAAGTACACTTTACTTAAATCAGCCAAGTGCAGAACTATTTTTCGGCGGTATAAAAATTGCAAAAGTTTCTACTGGATATAGCATTACAGGATATGATGAAACTACACAATATTTCAATTGGTTCAAACCTATTACTACTGGTGCTAACACTATTGTTGGAATACAAAATACAACAGTTGACAAATACAAATTATATGATAAAGACTCTGTAGAAAAACTTTACTACAACACAGTTTTAACTAATTTACAAGATGTGTATTCATTTATATTAGGTTATGGCGAATACTTAAACAGTTTTGGATGGACTGATTCTTGGAGTGATGTTGGTAGTGATTTTGTTATGTGGGCAAACAGTAAAGAAACTAACACGTTTGTTGGTATACCGAATTCAACAAGTATTAGTATTTCTGATGGTACGATTGGGTATTTTGATAATGTTAATAAAAAATATGACGGACTATATAATATAATAGATTCTGAAGGAAAACAGATCCTATCTAACAGTGTATTGATTACAAGAGAGTTACTAGACACAAGTTCTCCTATTACAACATTTACACAAAAAGATACAAATACAAACATATATGGTTTAAGGCTGTATAAAGTTGCACTGGAACATGCTGTTGTTTTTGACAATGTAACAGACTTTAGCGACACAGTTTACAGTCCTGCATTAGGTCAAATGCACAAAAATATTATATGGCGTGGTAGCAGAACAAAAGACTGGAACGGCAAACTTTATGCTCCAGGCTACATTATTGACGGTAATACAATTTATAATAACTTTGATACAACTGCTCGTGAAGCCGATCAGTATTATGAAAATAGAACAAATATTAACAATAGTCAGTTAGTTGATTCTGCTAGGTTTAATACAGGCTACAATAAGCCAAGTTGGGCACAAGACCTTGTAGATTTAGATGATGATACAATATATGAATTTGTTAAAGGTAGTAGAAAATACCAAGGTACAAGACTTAGTGTAAATGCGTTTATGAGAAATAACAGTATCCTAGGTGGTATCAGTAACGCAGATATTTACGAAGAGTGGGCTATTAGAACAAGTGATTACGGAGATGTGCGAAGTAGAGATACAATTGAATTTGAACTTACTAAGTCTTTACTAACAACAAACCCACAGCCTATTAGATTTTCTAGTACTCCTAGAGTTGATGTATTGTCAGATGTTGTTATTGATATTGATAACAGTAGTGATCTTCTAGTAACAGGCACAGCAGGTAATAACTTTGTAGCACGTACTGCTAGAGGATTCACTGATTATGATACAATTAAAGATGAAGAACTTTATAAAAACGATTATGTAACTGCTGGCTTACCTTTGCTGACAGAAACGGACTACAGAGTCATAAACAAAGATGACTTCAAAAAATTCCCTGAAGAAACACGTAATGATTATAACTTCTATGGTGCATGGAAAGATGTTACGACTTGGGATAATAAAACATCATACAAATTTCAAGATAAAGTACTGTATCAAGGTAAAACTTGGGAAATGTTAGACCCAGACGGAAGTAGTGGGTTGACAAGACCAAATGATCCTATTAATATAACAGGCACAATTACACTTCCAACTATTCCAACTTCTGGCGCAACAATTATATTAGATGGAAATGTAGTAACACTAGAAAAATCAGCTGAAACAGTAACACTAGATTTGATACAAGCCACTGGCACACAAGATATTAGCAGTAGTAATGTAATTGCACACGGCACAACACTAATACTTGGTCAAAGTAGTGTTAATAGTTCAACTATAACATTTAGCAATGTTGTTAATACCACTCGTTACAATGATATCGTTGTTGATGGCAGTGTTGCTAATGCAAGCATTACAGGCAGTGCTACAGAAGAATTAATCATTGATAATACTAGTGTTATGTTTAACGAAACACAATCTACTTCAACTAATATTAGTGCACAAGCAGCATTTATAAACGGCTTTAATGCTAGTTGGACTACTAATACAGGAAACATTACAGCAGAATCTATTAATAGAATTAATGCGTGGGATGCACTAAGAGTAGCATATATCAGTGCAAATAGTAGTAATACTTGGGTCACATGGTTACAAGATTATTATAGTTCAAGTGATGCAGGATTAAACATAAACAAGCTAGTAACTGAATACGGTACTTCACCTTCGTGGAGTAGTGAGCTGTTAAGTTTGCTTACATCAGATGTAACTATTATTAATAATATACAAAACAAAACTTATAATGCAACTAACGTTGCAAACGGTACAGAAACTATAAGCAACACAGATAAAAATAGTGCACGTTCTGCATTAGAAAATGGACAATACATTACTGCAATTAAAAATTGGAAAATTGCAAATCCTAATACAGTGTTTGCAACTAGTACTATTGTAACAACACAAAGTGGATCAGGATTTAAAGTTTACGATGTACAAGCTATTCGTAATAGAATCAATGCTGCAAATATTTCAGATGTAACAGCAAGTGTATCGGGCGGCGCAATTAGACTTACAAAAACTACAAGTACAGATACAGTAGCATTTAGTTTAAGAATTAGTGCGGCTACTGCAAATGCTGATGTAGGATTTGCATCGTCGACTACAACTACAAATGCAACTAGTTATGTACAAACAACAACTCCAAATCTTACAATTAATCAAGTTATATCTCAAATTAATGCAGCACAAATTGCTGGTATTACTGCACAGTCAGTTGCTCCTGCAAATGCACTATTAAGAATTCTAAGTAGTAACAGTGTACTTTACATTGGTAACGGAACTGCAAATAATGCAATAGGAATTGGAACAGGCATTGTACCTGCAACAACTAGTACTACTACAATCAGTACTGCAAGTTCATTGATTGATATTATTGAAAAAATTAACTCTGCTGGTATTACAGGAGTTACAGCAAGCAACAGTAACAACAGACTAAAAATAACAAGTCTCAATGAACAACTAATAGTTGGAGCAGGCACAGCAAACACAATAGTTGGTCTTAGTGCAGAAACATTGAGTGCAACACAAACAACAGTAAGCAATGTATTCAATGCTATTGTAGGCAGTGACGGCAATCAAGTATTCCGTGAAATGTCAAATGATCCAAATATCTTTAGTATATGGGTAGCTGATAATAGTACTGCAAGTAATGTAAACCTAGGATATCAAGTTTATCAAACAATGGACTTTGATATGTATATTAACTATTCATGTGCAGGGATAAATGATGCAGATGATGCAGAGATTACAGTCGCTATTGGTTCAGGTGTAACACAAGCACACAATTTAGCTGTAGGTGATTATGTTTTCATTACAGGAAGTAGCACTGTTCCTAGTATTGACGGAATACATGAAGTAACTAAAGTTGATACAGCTGATATTAAAAAGTTCTATATTGATGCTTACATTGATAAAGAAGGCGATGCTGGCAATATATATCCATTGCGTCCTGTTCGTTTTAGTACAGAATCTGAGTTAATAAGTTCATTTAATACTACTATCAACGGCTTATTTAAATACAACTTTGCAGGTGTTAGACAAAACGATGAGCAACAACCAATTTATGCTTATATTGATAATGACAATAGCGGAAATCCTGCGGTGTATCGTTACACAGGAACATACAGCAACGGAAGTGGACATGTAGGAACAGAAGGTTGGACAAAAGTTAGAATTAATCAAGCGCAAGCTAGAAATGATCTAATAGAAAATGTAAAAATATATGATGCTGATCGTAAAACACTTATCACTACATTAGAAACTTATGATCCGTCAAAAGGTATTATACCAGGTTATATATCATCTGAAATAGACTTTAAATTAACAGCAGATATTGCAAGTTACAACTATAACAATTTAGATGGTTTTGTAGAAAATCAAAGAGCTTGGGGCGATTTACATGTTGGCAAGCGTTGGTGGGATTTAACAACCGCTGTTTATTTAGATTATGAACAAGGTAGTGTAGATTATCAACAAGCAAACTGGGGAAGACTATTTGATGGTTCTAGTATTGATATATACGAGTGGACTCGCAGTCCTGTTCTTCCAGAACAATGGAAAGATGTAGTAGATGCAGAGACTATCATTGATGGTAATGCTGCTACAGGTGAAGCCTATTTTAAAACTATCAATGATCAAAAAGTTTACCAATGGGTTGAGACTACTTTTTATAATCCACGTACTAAGCAAGTCAGCACTCAGTATTTCTTCTGGGTTAAAAACAAAACTAATTTCAATGGTGAAAGACGTTATAATATAAGTCAACTAAGTACTATACTGGAAAACCCAAGTGCGTTTAATATTTCTTGGTGTGCAGCAAGTGGTACTGATAAATTATTCTTAACTAACATTGATAATTTAGTTAGTGATACAAGTGTTGTGCAGGTTAATCAAATACAATCAAGTAACACATTACCATTAACAGAATGGACATTACTAAGTGACGGTGATCCTGAAAGTATAATTCCAGAATACATGCACATTAAAATACGTGACAGCTTAGTTTCATATAACAAAGCAAGTAAACGCTATAGCTTTGAAACATATTCAGCATCTACAAGTTACGCAGTTAATGCAGTTGTACTAGAGGCTGGAAAATATTATATGAGCAGAGTAGCAAGTAACTTAGGAAATAGTCCTAGTACAGATACAACTGGAACATATTGGAAAGAATTAATAGACTATTCATTCCCAGAAGACACTCCGCAAATGGATATTGATGTCTTAATGAGTCAGCCTGTACCGGATTTGAGCTTGCATGAATATAATAGATATGGTCATTTAACAAGACCTGCTCAAAGTTTATTCAGAGATGTTGTTACTGCAAGACAAAACTTTGTTGAAGCAACAAACGAATTATTAGCTAAAATCTGTCTAGTAGGACAAGCTCCAAATTGGAGAGATGTATTTTATAAAACATTTACAGAAGGTTCTATTACTTACGATGTAAGCAAGTACTGGACGTTTGCTGATTGGAGTGCAAATAACTACGATAGTGAAACAGTACCAGATCGTATTTACGAAACAACATTTGATATGCAACCAGTACTTGGCGAACCTTTCTTAGATGCAGTTGGATCACATGTTTATGTATCAACAGTTACACACCCAGATGGAATTAATCGTCCTGAAATATATAAAGTAGTATTAGAAGACGGACTTAGAACATATAAGAGAGTCTGGAAAGAAAAAGGTACTATAAGAATTAGCGAAGAACTTTGGAATCAATCAAAGTACGGCAAAGGCTTTGATAGTACAGGCTTTGATATATCTGGTTTTGATGATGATTCAAGTAATGTACTTGCATCCTTGTTCGATGATTTAAGAAGTAAGGTGTTTGTTGGATCTGTTAGAGTCTACTACAATAAACTTTGGTTCAAGATGCTGTATCAAGCAGTTACAGACAACACAACAGACGATTTTGCATTTAAAACAACATATATTAAATTAAATGTAAATCATCCAGTACTAATGTCTAAAACTTATCAAAAATATGACGTTGGAGTAGTTGAAGAGTTTGTAAATACAATTAAGCCGTTCCATACTAAAATTAGGACAACAACAGAAGCAGTAACAACATTAGATGCATGTTCAGCAGAAGTTACTGAACAACAAAGAGATACTGAAATTACATTGTTGTATCCTGCACCATCAGTTGTACAAGGTGATAATCGCATTGGCTGGCAAGGAGACATTAGTCTATCTGGCGGAGAGTTTAATACAGTAGCATTTAGTGATACAATCGAAACAGCATTTACTACTACAACATTTAGTGATGTATACGATGGCAATGTGTTTATTCAGCCAGTACAAGAAGGTTGGAGAGATGGTTTATATCCTGCAGACATACATGAGAATATTAGTATACTAGTACAAACTAATGCTAGTGGATCTACAGAAACTACCGATACACGTTCGTTCCGTATGAATATTTGGGAACAATATCGCATACAAGAAAGTACAGCCGTTGTTGATGCTACATCAACTGTAACAGCAGCATCAGTTATTGCTAGTGATCATGATGCTATTATGGTAGATGATGCTACTGGCTTTCCTGATAGCGGTGTAATTTGGATGGGCAACGAAAGAATAGAATATGGTGCTAAAGGACCAAGTACTATCCTTGGCACAACATTATTTTACTGTACTCGAGGCACACACGGAACACCAGTATTAACTAATACACCAATTGGTACTACAGTAAGATATGAACCAACAATGCCAGTTTTAGAAAACTTTGCACATTACGGTGACAATCTAAGATTAGCCTATAACGATAGTGGCGTAAGCCTCGCTTCGGCAGGTACTTCACCAGAACATGCTTTCATTAGAAATGCAGGTCCCGGAACGATATAAATACTACAAATGGAAATAGAGACATGAGTGTATCAAAAATAGAAAAAACAATGATAGGTGTTGAAGGTCACATTACAATAGTAGACCCAGACACAGGAGAAGTATTGGCCCGTAAACGTAACGCCGTTAACTTTGAGAATATGAGTATTGCAATTGCTAATTTATTAGCAAACGAAGTAGGATCTACAGGATCACATCATATTGCAACGATGCGATTCGGAAACGGCGGTACTACAATTGATGGAACAGGTAATGTTACATATAAAGCAACGAATACTAGTATCACTACAGGTACGCTATATAATCAAACATATAGTCAATCAGTAGATGAAACAGTTTCAGGATCTGCAACCAATGGTACAGAAGTTTCACACACCAACGGCGAATTATATAGTGATGCAGTAGTTACTTGTACATTAGATTATAATGTACCAGTAGGACAAGACACACTAGACGATTCAACAAATATGAACGGAGATTATGTTTTCGATGAACTAGGTCTGTTCACAGCCAACGATAACATGTTAACGCATGTTGTTTTTCATCCGGTACAAAAAAGTGCCAATAGAAAAATTCAAGTAATATACACAGTTAGAATAAGAACTTCATACAGTGAGGTTTAAATAGGAAAAAGAAATGCCATATACAATTGATTATTCAGAGAGTAGTAAAACACCAATTATAGTAAACGATGGTACTATTGATACTAGTACTAGTTTAGAGTTAATTGGTAAAAACACCAGCAGATTTGGTGAGTACCTAAACGAAAACATGTTACATATGTTGGAGAACTTTGCAGCAGCGAGTGCTCCTGTTAATCCAACAGAAGGACAACTATGGTACGACACTGCAAATAGTTACTTGAAAATTTTTGATAACGGACAGTGGTACACAATTGGTAGTCCAGCAGGAACAACTCGTGTAGAGGTTAGACAACGTCTTGACACATTAGGAGTTTCACACTATACTATTGAAAGTATTGTTGATGATAATATCGTAACTATCGTAACTGATGACGCAACAGCATGGACGCCTTCAACTAACGAATACTTAGAAGATGGCGTAACAGCGTTAAGCACACAGTTTCCAGTTATACAGGCTGGTATTCAAATGAATAATACTGCAAACTATAAGTTTAGAGGTACTGCAACTAGTGCTGAATATGCCGATCTTGCAGAACGTTATCATGCAGATAGAGTATATGAAGCTGGCACAGTGGTATCTTTAGGCGGCGAGAATGAAATTACACAAACTACAGACGGCGGCGACATTAATGTATTTGGCATTGTTAGTACAGCTCCTGGTTTTGAAATGAATAGTGGCGCAGGTACAGATGAAACACATCCATTTGTGGCATTAG